TGGTTTGGGCGCTCAAGTGTTATCAGGCTTAGAGGGTAATGTAGATATCCCTAAATTAATCTCTGGTGCGACTTGGGGTTGGATTGATGAGGATGCAGATGCAGGCGAGAATGATGCGGTTACAGGCTCTTTAGACCTTTCACCTAAGACTGTTGCGGGTGGCATTCCAATGTCTCGCAGATTGCTTAAACAATCTTCTCCGTCAATTGAGCAAATGGTACGTAATGATTTGGTTCGTGGCGCAGCATTAGCGATTGATTTAGCGGCTTTATCTGGTGCAGGTGGTTCAGCACCAACAGGCATCTTAAATACAACTGGTGTAGGCAGTGTTGCCGGTATTGACTCATACGGCAAGATGATTGACTTATGGTCTAAGGTTGCTGCGGACAATGCAGATGTTGCAAATATGGCTTATGTGCTTAACGCAACAAACGCTGGCACTCTTATGCAAGCACCGAAAGATACAGGCTCAGGCATTATGACAATGACTGACGGCAAAATCAACGGTTATCAGGCAATGGTTAGTAATCAGCTTCCAGGTAATAAAGTTGTGTTTGGTGACTTCTCACAGCTTGTGATTGGTATGTGGGGTGTGCTTGATATTGTTGCAGACACTTCAACTAAGGCTAAGTCTGGCGGTTTGGTATTAAGAGCTTTCCAAGATGCAGATATTGGCATTAAACATGCTGAGTCATTTGCAGTTGGTACAAGCGCTTAATTAAGCTGTTAATTTGAGTGGTGTTTATAACGAACACCACTCTTATAAAACATGACATTAGGTTTAGTGCCATGCTTTATAAGAAAAAGGAGAAAAAATATGAAGATTGAATTATTAACTGGCGTTCTTGTTGGTGGAAAGGCTTTTGAAAAGGGGCAAACTGCCGAGGTTTCGGATATTGATGGCAAGATGTTGATTTCTATGGACAAGGCTATTTTAGCAAAGAAAGAGAACAAAGCTAAAAAGAAAAAATAACCAATGTTTAAAGAAGATTTGGGTGAGTTTTTTAATGACGATGAGATGGCTGATAGCGCAATAATTAGTGGATCAGATGTATTAGGCATTTTTGATAATCAATTTGCCGAGGTTCATGGAATTGAAAGCATGCGCCCTATATTTACTTGTCCTGAATCTGATGTGTTAAATGTTAAGCATGGTGATGAATTAAGTATTGATTCTTCATCGTATAAAGTGGTCGGCACTCAACCAGATGGAACTGGACTTATTTCGCTAGTCTTGGAGAAGCAATGAAGCACGTTAGACAGCAAATACGCGAAGAGATAAAGAGTGTGTTAATTGGTTTAAGCACAACAGGGAATAACGTATTCACTTCTCGTGTTTATAACTACGATACGCTGCCGTCATTGTCGATATACACGTTAAGCGAAGAAAGAGATGAAGAAACATTTGATAAGCAACTACGCATTCTGAATGTTGTTATTGAAGCTAGAGTTAAAGCCACAACAGCCTTAGACGACACATTGGATCAAATAGGTGTTGAAGTAGAGAGTGCATTATTTGCAAATAATAACAACTTAAATGGCAAATGTAAATCAATGGATTATGACGGTGTTGAAATTGAATTGTCAGACGATGGAGAGCAACCTGTCGGACTAATGCGTATGAAGTTTATGGCCTTATACCGAGTTTATAAAAAAGATGTGTCAACTTTAATTGATTAGGAGGGTGTATGGCAAGGATGTATAAAAAAGGATCTGACCCAATAGAGGTTCATGATTCACAAATAGAAAACGCAATTCAGCGTGGTTGGTCTCTTAAAAAACCAACAAACAAATTAAATCAAAAAAAGGAGAAGTAAAAATGGCAACACATATCGGAAGCGAAGGGCTTTTATATATTGGTAACAATGCTATTGGCGAGCTTAAATCGTTCTCATTTGATGAGAGTGCGTCAGTTATTAACGAGTCGAACCTAAATGATACGGCTGAGAGATACCGTGCAGGTACTACATCTTGGACTGGATCATGTGAGGCAGCACTAGATGAAACCGACACGGCACAAGGCGCACTAACCATTGGCGCAAAAGTCGGCGTTAAGTTCTATTTTGAAGGTAATCAGAGTGGAGATACATATCGTCATGGCGAATGTATTGTTACCAGCATTAACTCTTCTGTTACTGAAAACGAAATTACTAGAGTTTCATTTAGTTTTCAAGGTACTGGCGTTTTAGCAACGGATACGGTGTAAGTTATGAGTATCAAGGATAACGCAAAAAGCCATTACTCGCATAAATTATCGGCTGATCTTTTGTCAGTATATGTCCCAGAATGGGGCGAAGAGGTGTTTTATAAAAGCACTATCAACGGTAAACAACAAGCGCAAATCATTAAGTTTTATCAAGACGATAAAGTGATCGAATCTGTTTGCATGTCTTTAATTGTTCGTGCTTTGGACAAGAATGGCAGTCAAATTTGGAAGCCAGCAGAACTGAGCGAAATCATGCGTGAATATGATATGTCCGTAGTTTCAAGAGTGGTTGAGCAGATTTCAGAGGAAGATTTAACAGTAGATGAGGCAAAAAAGCCTTAGCGTCCGACAATGACTTGTACTTTTATTGTCAGTTGGCAGAGCATCTTCACAAGTCTTTAGATGAGATTATGGAGTTAAGTACATCAGAATTGGTGATTTGGACGGGGTATCTTGAGCTTAAAGGATTGAATAATGGCTAGCACAGCGCAAGGCAAATATACAATTAAATTAGAGGATAAGACCAAGAGGGCTTTTAGAGCTATTGGTCGCTCTCTAAAAAGTACTACATCTGCTGTTTTTTCAATGAGAACAGGCTTTGTTGCCGCAGCTGGTATTGCTGGTATTGGATATTTCGTTAAAAAATCACTTGATGCTACCGATGAAATGGCAAAAATGAGTCGCGCTATTGGTGTTTCGGTTGAAAACTTGCAAAGATTAAGACATGCAGCCTCTCTTGGTGGCTTAGAGTCAACACAGCTTGATAAAGCTGTACAAAAATTGTCCGTTAACATGGCGGACATGTCAAAAGGCGTGGGACTGGCTAAAGATGTATTTGAAAAGTACGGTATTAGCGTGGAAAATTCAGACGGCTCTTTGAGAAGGGTTGTGGATGTATTGGCCGATGTTTCTGACGTAACTGTTGGGCTTACTAATCGTACTGAAAAAGCTGATTTAGCTTATAAACTTTTTGGCGCGCGTGGCGGAAAAATGATTAACGTTCTTGAGGGTGGGTCAAAGGCTATGCGTGAAGCAATGCTTGAAGCTGATAAACTTGGTTTAGTTATGAGCGAAGATACTGCCAAAGGTGTAGAGCAGGCTAATGACGCAATGACTCGCTTAAGCTCGTTTATGACATCTTCTTTTACTCAGGCTGTAGCTAAACTCGCCCCAGCTATTCAGACAATTACTGATTCAATTAGGGCGTGGGTAGAGATGAAAGTTACCGAATCTGGTGGTATTGGAGCTATTGCACGCGATATGGCAGAAGGTATTATTGTAAGTGCGGTTGGTATTCTTGAAGCATTTGAAACAATGGGTAATGCTGTGCTAGATTTTGGTCGAAAAATAGAGCAGTTGCCTGGCATGGGTAGTAGACCTATCGATGTAATCAAAAAAGATATTTTTGATTTAGAAAGTCAAATTGGAATGCTTAAATCAAGCTTAAAGGGCGGCACAGGGTTGTTAGATTTGCTAGGCGTTGGTGATGAGCATTCGCTAGGTGTTGCTAATGAGCAACTTGTCAAACTTTATAAAGAGCTGTCCGAGGCTGGAAATAACTTTTCAAATATTGAAAGATTTGACAGTTCACAGCTTAGAAAATCGCTTATGGCAACCTTGCCAATTATTCAAAAAACCACCAAAGAGTTTGATATTCTAAAAGGTGATAATAATGGTAGCGGAGATAAGGTTGCTAAAAATACCGCTTGGGATAAGATGACAGAAGGGTTTAACACATATAAAGCTTCTGTTGGCAAGGGGACAGCATCAATAGCCTCAATTACTAATAAAAGCATGAAAGGCTTAGAAGACGGTATTGTCAACATGCTAATGGGTGTGGATACGTCATTTAAAGCTATGACTCGCTCAATTATTGCGGGGCTATTGCGTATTCAGGTACAAAAAGCCATTGTTGGTCTTATGCCAACGGGCGGCAGTGGTATTTTGGACGATATTAGTAAAGTTTTAGGCTTTGCAAATGGTGGCAGACCGCCTATGGGACGGGTATCAGTTGTTGGTGAGAGAGGGCCGGAGTTGTTTGTGCCAGATCAGGCAGGTACGGTAGTGCCAAATCACCAGCTAGGTTCATCAGGTCAAGGAGTTAAGGCAGATATTACCTTTAATATTCAAACCAATGACGCACAATCATTTCAAAACTTACTAATCAATAGTAGAAATACAATTGAAAGCATTGTTAATAATTCTCTTACAGGCAACGGATCTGTAAGACAAGCCATAAGGATGTCAGTATGAATAACATTACTGATATTTTACTAGGCAATCATTCAAAGGTAGAGATTGAGGAGTGGTTAAAAAAAGGAGGTTCTCTGGAGTTTAATTCGGGCAAATCTCAACAAATAGTAAAAACATCAATAACAGCGCTTGAAATGCAAGTGTCTTATAGCGGGTTAACATTTGAGCAATTTTCTAGTTTGAGAAGTGTTTATGAGCAAAACCATGCAAACACTGTAATAATTGATGCTAGCGATGCTCATGATATTAGAGGTGGTGCTATTGGGCTAGAAGCTAGCACATGGGCTTTTGTTGAATTCAAGTTTGGCATTGCATCCCCTAATTCGTTTTCAGGGTCAATTAAATTAATAAGCTCTGTATTTTTTGACTATCCTAATTATCAGGAGGCATTTAGCCAATCATCAAACTACATCCCTTCGCCCTCAAGTGATTTTTCTTTCTTCAATCTAATTGCAAACGTCACCCCTTATCAAGTTGATTATGAATATCTTTCAAACTCTATTTTTAGCAGTATTAATCAATCGGTCAGGCATATTAAAGAAAAAGGCGGGCTAAAAAAGAAGTGGCGACTGCACTGGTCAATAGATGAAAGTGGATTTTTAGAACT